TTACCGCTTGAAGGCTCCACGCGAGCGCAGCGTCGACCACCAAAACACCCAGCCGATGATACTAATGCCTTGGGACTGCATTTCCTTCGGCGAGTACTCCTCGTCGTCATGCTCGGCTCGGTTGAAGCTGCGCAGGCGCAGGCCACCGCCCGGCAACCGATACAGGTACTTCACCCGCAGCATGCCTTCGTGCTCCAGGGCGTAAATCTCACCATCGATAACGTCCGTGGCTGATTGATCGATGCCGATGGTCGAGCGGTCCATGATCAGTGGCTCCATGCTGTTGCCCCTGATCTTTGCGCAGATCGCCTTTTTCGGATTGACGCCGGCCTCGCGGAGCGCGGGGAGCGAGAATCGGAGCTTGCGCCCAGGTATTTCCTGTACAGCTATCCGGCCGTCGCCCGCGGCCAGTTCCACCTGGTCGTAGTACGGCAACTCCACCTCATCCTCGTCCAAAGGAGTCTCATTGTCCCAAACGGAGATAGGGCCGGCATACTCCGCTTCCTTGGTTGAGTCTATGAGAGGTAGTTGCTGAGCGCGATTTTGAGCTAGGTCGAGCCATCCGCGCGGCAAGCCCTCTAGCGCTTCGATGCGGCGCGCAACGTCGTCACCTAGGTTTTTCCTCGTCTTATCTGAAAGAATTTGGCTGAGGTGGGCCGGGCTCATCTCCCAGCGTTCCGCACAGGCACTCTTACGCTGACCGCCAATGAGCTGAATGAGATTTTGCTTTCTGATCTGATAGATATCCATGGCATGCACGATGCCATTATTTAGCAAGCAGCTAAATGTACTCATAGCTAAATATCCCCTTGAGAAAATATTAGCCATGAGCTAAATTCTCCCGACGTAATGAGGAGAACCACTCATGTCTGATCATCTGCGCGGATGGCTTGCTGCCACGTCTGCAGAAGAGCGCGAGCGCGTAGCGAGGGAGGCTAGAACCTCTGTGGCGCACCTTTGGCAACTAGCCGGAGGTCATCGCAAAGCCTCCCCATCCCTCGCTGAACGGCTTCAAGACGCATCTGGCGGCCAAATCACTATTGCTGGTCTGCGGCCTGACCTAGTCGGCTTCGCCGAAAAAATCTTGCGCGCCTCAATCGATGTGGCCCCAACCCAGCAGTCCACAAGCTCCGCCGACCTTGAGCGCATTCTGCCGTCCGGTTCCCACATCCGGCAGTGCGCTGATACCGCTGTTCAGGCATCCAGTGCCGAGGTGGCGCCATGAGCATTCGGTTTGCGGCGCCCGACCGAGGGCTATCTCGAGGCCTGGCAAGCGGATCAGTTTCGCATGCTAAACCGCCACGGTCCGAATCATTAAACCCGGTTAAAAGCCCAGGAGCTCCCTGCTGGTGGAAGCTCTGCCCACAAGCCCGGGGTGACGCGCCCAAAAAAGGGGCACTGGCAACCCACTATTCCTATGAACGCCCCTGTGCGGAGTCTGGGCAGGGTGACCATCGGCAGGGCCTCTTCAGGGCCTTCGTTTACATGGGCGCTTGGGATATTTCTAAACGGGTGCAGGCTGTCTGCGCCGTTCAACGAAATTCGGGAGCTTGCACTTTGAAAAAGTCTGATACGCGCGCTCGCGCCCCTTCCTCAAAGCCGCCCTGACCTGGGCTGCGCTTTTCAGAATGTGTGGAGGATAGGGATTCCCTGTCTCCAGACAGCAAAAAGCCCCGCTTTCGCGAGGCCCTTAGTCGGTAGTCGTTGCAGCGACTGCCTAGGTACTTCTTTGTCTCAAGGGAGACATAAACATGCAACTCAAAAATATCAAAACGTCAAGCCAGGCGCAACAGCCAGTGACCACTGAGGAGGTCGGCTTTCTCCTGACTCCCAGCGGGCTCTGTGCGCTCCAGGTCTGCGAGGGGGTTCCCATCGTAGAGGTGATGCAGCGATACGAGGAGTCGCTCAACGCTCTCTGCGTTTTGCTCAGGCGCATGGCCAGGGACGTCGATCACCCTATGAACGACTCAGAGGCGGAAGCTATCGCGCTGCTCACCGAGGTGGTGGCGGCGATGCACAGTAGCTGCGTGCGGGGCTTGGATGCAGCGGGAGGTGCGGCATGAACGCGCTTCTGAGAGCTCGCCCTATCGACCCGGAGAACAGCTTCTTCAAGGTCAACCCAGGACTTTCCAAGCGGGAAGCATTGGACGAGGCCAGCGTCATTCTGGCCGGGCTCAGCGACATCCTCATCTCCCTCATCGAGGGTAGCCCCATGGATGGCAATGGCTACCACGCGCTGGCGTACCTGAGTGATGCGGCAAAGGCTTTGGTGGATGCCGCCATCCCTCTGCCCGCGGAGGAGGCGGAAATCGCCGCTGCGCTCAATGCAAAGGAGCGCCGCCAATGAACCTCTCGACGCTGCTCAGCAGTCTGTGCTCCCGGGTCCCGGGCGAAGACCTGACCGATAAACAGATTCTCTCCATCAAGTCAGACCTGGGGTCGGCTCGGCAAGCGGCTCAGAACATGGCGCTTGGTGTCGCCGCGGTCGGGAATCTGCTGGCGAACGTTGGCGCTGAAGGCGAAGTCGGCCAGGAAACCTCAGAGCGTCTCGGCTGGTTTCTGGAGGAGATCGGGGGGGCTATCTTCATGTTGGTTGAGCTCGAGCAGGTCTGCACGGATCGCATCAACCGACAGAAGGAGGCTCAGCAATGAGGGCCACTCTGGGTATCAGCTTCCGGGCGACTGCGCCCGTTGATCTTTCGAAGGGAGATCAGAAAGCGAATGTCCTGTGCGTGATGGATGACATCGATGCCGACCTCGCATTGGACAGCGCAGTCGACCTGCTTGACGCGATTCAAGGCGGGCTCCTCGACATCCTCGACGAGCCGAGTGTTAGTCGTCGCGTAGTCCTACTTCTTCATGCGGCCGAGACAGCCACTGCCCTGGTCCGTGCTGCCCTGGAGGGTGGGGAGGTGGCCAATGACTAGACGCATTGGAGCGAAAGCACTCGGTGACCAGCTCTACAGCTATATCGGCGCCATCCAGGACTTGGCTACCGCAGTCCGCGAAGACTTGGCTTTCGAAGGTTGCGAGCCGGGCCCACGCCTGACCGGCGACCAGGTGGATGCGATCCATCTGTCGATTATCACTATCGCCAGGTTGGCTGGCGAAGACTTGATCCAACTGCTGACCGAGCTGGAGGTGCCGGCATGACTGATCTGGCCCCCTTCGGCGGCCAGGCCGCCACCATGACCAGCCGCGAGATCGCGGATCTTGTCGAGGCTCGCCACAACGACGTTGTCACGACCATCGAACGTCTCTTCGACAAGGGGCTTTTACGATCAAGTCGTAAAACTCGCCGGGAGTCCACCGGTGGCCGTCCGATCGCTGTGTATGACCTGATCGAGAGGGATACTCACCTGGTCGTTGCTGGTTACAGCGATGAGCATCGTGCCCGAGTGATCGACCGCTGGCAGCAGCTTGAGGCTGAGCGTACCGGTCGCGATTACCAGATCCCACGTACCCGAGCCGAGGCCCTGCGGCTGGCCGCTGACCTGGAGGAACAGAACGCCGTCCTGCAACTGGAGAATCAGCACCAGGCCGAGACCATCTCCAGCCTTGAATCGCTGTTCATGGTAGGCGAGACGCCTACTCAGTTCTGCAAGCGCCTGAACGGGGTGAACTGCGCCAAGGTAAACAGCACCCTGTGCCAACTCGGCTGGCTCTTCAATGAGCAGCGCGAAGAGGAGGGCGCACCGCGGTATCGCGTCGCCAGCCGTGTCCGCGACAAGTACCTCACCGAGCGCCCGCGCAAGATCGCCCCCGAGGGCGGTGACTCCTTCATCAAGTACGACCTGCAGTTGCTGCTGGCCGGCGCCCAGCGCCTGCACCAACTCTACATGCAGCAAAAGCTGGTCATGAAAGCCACCTGGGACGGCCGGTTCACGCAGGCCAAGTACACCGGGGAGACCATCCAATGACCACACAACCGAAACCGGGCCGGATCACCACCAGCCCCAGCGGCCGCCCGGTGATCGCCGGGCCCTGGCCGTCCTACCGTCAATTCCGCGACCTGCCCGAGCGTGAGCGTTGGGTGCTCTACGGCCACGCCAAGGCATGCCGCGGTGCGCTTGAAGACCAAGGGTTCTTCATGGCCGAGGGATACCACGACTTCGTGAAGCGCGTTACCGAGGAACTGGACATATGAAGCTCAGAGCAACGCTGAAAACTGAAGTGGGCCTCGAGGGAGATGGGGTCTTCATTGTTCAAGAGGACAGTCATGGCGAGCAGCAATACGTCGAATTGTCCGCCGGCCAGGCAATGCTCGTAGGAGCGGAGCTCCTGCGCCTTGCTCGTGAGCTTGAAGGGAGCAGCGATGTCGTTTCCTGATCCGATGACTCCGGCCGACTGTGACCTGCGGGATTTCCAGTTCATGCCGCTCGACATTGCCCGCCTCTTCGGTTCGGAGTTTCACGCGCGGGCCTCGGATGGAGAGTGGAGGGCAGGGCTTACCTTGTGGCTCAAGTCTTACCACCAGGTGCCGGCGGGCAGTTTGCCTGATGATGATGTTGCCCTGGCCCGCCTGGCTGAATACGGGCGCGACCTGAAGTCCTGGCGAGCGGTGAAGGATGGTGCGCTACATGGATGGGTCAAGTGCTCTGATGGCCGGCTCTACCATCCCGTGGTCGCGGAGAAGGCGCTGGAGGGCTGGCTGCAGAAGTTGCATGCCAGGCTGCGCGGCGGCAAGGGGAATGCCAAGCGGTGGAAACTGCCGTTCGACGCCAAGGTGCTGGAGGACAAGATAAGCGAGGCGGCCCGTCTGCTGCGCGAGCTTAACCCGTCTTCCACCATCGATCATTCTCCGATCCCTGATGCACAGAAAGAGGAATGCACGGCGAGTCCTTCAAGCATCCCCGAAGTATCGAGCGAGCAATCCACCGAGGATCGCAAGGGACAGGGACAGGGACAGAGAAAAGATCAAGAGCTGGCGCCGCAGGAGCAGCGCCCAACACCAGAGTCCGAGCAGCCCCCTCCAGCCGTCAGGCCTAAGCGAGGCTCCCGCTTGCCGGAGGACTGGACCCTGCCGGATGACTGGTTGGCTTGGGCGTTGGCCGAGCGTCCTGAGTTCGGTGAGGCCGGTCTGCGCAAGGTAGGTGAGAGCTTCGGTGATCACTGGCGATCCGCAACCGGGAAGAACGCGACGAAGCTCGACTGGTTCGCGGCCTGGCGCAACTGGGTGCGAAACCAGCGGCCTCCGTTCGGCGCGCAGCGCGCTGGACCTCCTCCTGCTTCGCCTCATCTGGGCCTCGACCAGACCAACCACGAAGAGGGCCTGGAGCGCCAGGCCGACGGCACCTACCGAATTGCGAGACCATGACCATGACCAAAAACCAAGTGAAAACCAGGGACGAGACCTGCCCCGTTCACGGCGGCTTCGAGAGCAAGCAGCAGGAGCAGTTCGACGGCGGGTTCGTCTGGACTGGATGCGGGCGCTGCGAGTTCGAAGCTCGCCAATCATCCGACCCGGAGGTTCGCTCCAAGGCTCAGGCTGCGCGTGATGCCCGGATGGTCAACGCCGCGTTGCTGGAGAGCCAGATACCGCCGCGCTTCCGACTGGCGACCCTGGATAACTACCGCACCGACTTCGCACCGGACCAGCAGTCGCCAGTCCTGGCTCGCTGCAAGGCTTACGCAGATGACTTCGCCTCGAACTGGAAGGTTGGTCGCTCGCTGATGCTGCTGGGCACCATGGGAACCGGGAAGACACACCTTGCCTGCGCGATCATCCAGCAGGTGCTCCGCACCGAAGGTCTGGCTGGCGCGACGGCGCGCTACATCACCGCACCCGACCTGATCCTGGGCGTGAAGGACACGTTTGGGCGGAAGGGTAAGAGCGAGTCCGAGGTCTACGAGAGCCTGCACGCTCCGGACCTGTTGGTGATCGACGAGGTAGGTGCCCAGCACGGCACCGACTTCGAGCGCCAGGTGCTGTTCCAGGTTGTCAATGGTCGCTACGAGCGCCTGCTTCCGACCATCCTGATCAGCAACCTGAGCCTGGTAGATATCCGGCGATTCATCGGGGATCGCGTGATTGATCGGCTCTGCGACGCCAACGGCGAGGTGGTGCTGCTGCGCTGGAAATCCGTGCGAGGTTCGGTATGACCGGGTACCCCGAGATGCACGATATCCCGGTGATGGGCTACGAGGTGCCAGAGTCGAAGCTCTACAGCCACGAAGCCGAGTATGCGGTGATCGGCGCGATGATCCAGAAGGGCGATCTGATCGAGGACATGGGCGCCAAGCTGGAGGTTTCGGACTTCCATCACCCCGCTTGCGCGGAACTGTTCGAGCTGCTGCTGGCTTGCCAGGCGAAAGGTATCGCGGTCGACATCGTGACCCTCTATGAGGCGCGGGCTCAACTGGCGGACGGGCAGAGCACCCTGCAGGTCGCCGCCCACCTGGTGAAGAACACCCCAAGCACCGCGAACGCCGATGAGTACGCCCGGATCATCAAGCAGCGGTCGGTGGCGCGCCGGGTGATCGCCGCGGCCGAGGTCATGAGCCAGCGTCTGCAGGATGGCGAACCGTTGGACGAGGTTCTGAGCCAGGGCCAGCAGGCATGGGTTGCCCTCGAGGCCGAGGGGCTCGACTCCCGGCGCCGGTACCGCTTCATCGGTGAGGTGCTGCCCGAAGCCATTGACGGCATCGACAGGCGATTCAACCGTGAGGTGAAACTGGGGTATGACACCGGCCTGCCCTCGTTGGACGCCTTCATTCCGGGTATCTGTCCCGGCCATATGGTGGTTGTGGCCGGCGAGCCGGGCAGCGGCAAGACCACGCTTGGCCTTGGGTTCGCCGAGCGGGTGGCGCTGGCGTGCAACGAGCCGGCGCTGGTGTTCAGCCTGGAGATGACCGATGTCGAGTTGGCCAACCGCGTGCTGTCATCGGTGGGCAGCGTTCCGCTCAAGCACATTGCCGAAGGCCACTCCATGGCCGATTCCGATTGGTCGGGCCTGACTGGTGCGGTGAACAAGCTCAACCATGCCCCGCTGATCCTCTGCGACGACGCCTCGCTGACACTCCGGGACATCCGCCAGATCTGCCGGACGGTGAAGCGCGAGCACGGCCTGGGGATGGTTGCCGTCGACTACATCGGTCTGGTCAAGGGCGAGCAGCGTAACGCGAGCCGCTACGACGTGGTGACCGAGATCAGCAAGGGCCTGAAGCGCCTGGCCAAGGAGCTCGGCGTACCCGTGGTGGTGCTGGCGCAGCTCAATCGTGGGCCGAAGGCGCGGGGCAACAAGCGCCCGACCAAGAGCGACCTGCGCGATTCCGGGCAGATCGAGGCCGATGCCGATGTGGTTGTGCTGGTCCACCGGGATCAGGAAAGCGACGCCGGCAAGGCCGGCATTACCGAGCTGATCGTCGACAAGAACCGGCACGGGCAGGTTGGCGTGGCGCACGTTCAGCACCAGGGTCAGTTCCATCGGTTCGTGGAGATTATCGGCGGCTATCAGCCCAGCGACGAAGAAGTCGAAATGGCCAGACCCTACAAGGGCCGGCAGTACGGTAAGGGGAGAGCGGCATGAGCAACGTACAACCGATCGCACCTCGGAAGGCCATGACCAGGCTAGAGCGCGAGTTCCTCAAGCTGGCGGGTCGGGAACTGGCGCAGGACAAGGTCGGTGGTGCTGCGGCACTGTCCGCCCTCTTGCAGATGGTCGCCAACTGGCACGGCGACCGCGGCACGCTGGGCTTCCACGATTACGGTCGGCTCTGGCTGCAGGACGGCAACGCAAAGGGCGCAGCGGTGGAAACGCTGCTGCGTGATCTGTTCGGCCTGAACGGCACGCCGAAGGGGGCTGCATGACTGGGGTCTACCGCGACGTGATGCCGGCGATCGTTCGCGTCCTGGCGGCTGATGCCATCGACAATACGGCGAAGCAGAGTTGGCAGAGGCTTATCGAGCGAAAGGTCGACAGCGGGTTTAGGGCGCTGCTTTCTGCCCAAGATCAGTTCGAGTTCGATTGCATCCTGCACGCCTTGTTGCACCGGGAGCTTTCGCCGACCGAGTGGGACGTGCTGCATGCTCGCTACTCGACGCACTTTGATCGGCGCGGCCAGGCAATCGAGCGACTGGTAGGCAGGGTGCATTCACCTGCCCCTTCTCGGTTTCTGGAGCGTGCTGTAGCGACCTGGGCCATCCCGATGATGAAGGGCAAGGACGGAAAGCGGTCAACCGCTATCCTGATGCTCCCGAAGGAGTGGTACGACATGAACAATTGGGATGAAGATGCTCGTCCGGACTCAACTCGAAACCGCTGGCGCCGGGACATTCGAAAACAGCTTGACCGTTTCGAGGAGGGGGCGCTGGTACATGTAACTGAGATACTTGATCGTGAAAAGCTGGTTGAAGTAGCGTGACCAGGTCGCTGGGAGCGGAGTGTGTTCTCTGCTCCTGGCCTCTTACAGATACGCCAATCTTTCGGCGTGAGTATCAGGGCACTAAAGTAAGGACCGCAATATGCAAAATTTCTTTCGTATGACCTTTGGGGGGCTGTCGGCGAAATACTACTTCAGACAGTTGTTCTTTGGATCGCTATTTCTAGTGGCTATAGTCTTTTTAAGTATCTCTAGCCAGAAAGGGATAAAGGTTGATCTTTTGGTGCTCTCGCTGGTCTGTACATGGCTCTACCCATACTCTCGGTTTGTTTATGAGAGTTTCATGGGGTTTCTGCTCGGTGATAATGTCTTTTATGTGCCCGCTATCTTTCTACTGTTCGCTAAGTTAATGACGATGGCAATATGCTGGTCTTTTGCTGTTTTCATTGCCCCAGTCGGGCTCCTATATCTCTATTTCCATCATCGGCGTGCCGCGAACTCGCAAGACGAAGCTTGACGTCTGTGATCGACTGAGCGTAACATACCCACATCTGTTGATCCGTGCGCGCTAAGCCAGATCGACACCGAAACCCGGCCCTGCTGCCGGGTTTTTTTATTGCGCCGCCGAGCCTGGCGCGGCATCATCAGGCCCCCGCCGATGCCGTGGTTTCCACCTGGGCTATTCCTCGACAGAGGCGGGAAGCCCGGCCGGCCCCTCCCGCCGGGCTTTTTCATTCGAAGGTCGAAACTCGGTAGACGGCAGTCTCACCTGCCACATCGGGCTGTAAGCAAAGTGACGGGTTACCGACCCACAAGGCCTTCACCCTTGCGATAATGACCATCTTGAAGCCGAGGGGTGGTCATATGAGAAGTCCAGATATCAAGGTTGTGAAGCTCGAGGGGGACGCGGTTCCCTGGTCTATACGCGATGCCGGCCATGAGGCCTGTTTTGTGGTTATGCATGGCCTGACGCTGAGGAGCGATTTCTTGTATTCCGAGGAAGAGGCTGAGGCAGTGGCAGACGCGGTGCACCTAGAGATCATCGAAGAGATGAGATCGATGCTGGAGTCTGTCCGAGGACGATAACCGATCAATGCAGGTGGAGCGCAGGATGCGCACAGGGGTAGTGGCCCCTATCCACCTGCGCCTATCGTAGAATTCGGCCTCTAGTCAGGGCTGTGACCTGGTTAGTTAGATAGGTGACACAGTTCCGCTTTTATGAACTGGCCGGAATTGACGGGTTGTCCGTGGTGCGACAAATTGCCATCATCGGGCTGCCAACACTTCAAGCCGCCGGTTTGTGGTCCCCATCTCCTTCTAGCGGCTTGAACTGAAAGCACTCCTTTTGCCCCCCCGGCTTCGGCCGGGTTTTAACCTTTGGCGAGTAGTCAGAGGTAGAGCGACTGGGAGGTAGCGTGAGCAGCTATTGGATTGCTGAGGCTGAGATAATCTCCATAGATGGAAGCTACCCAATCTATGCCGTCATGCGCGGGGCGATGATGGTGAGCAAGGTTGTGTACTCGGTTCCAGACGCTGAAGCGTTGCTGCACAACATTCGTCGGGCTCACAAGTTCAAACACCGTAAAATCGCTCGGAGCATCGGTCAAAATATTCCTGAAACTCCTCATGCCCGGACCTGATTGGATTCGGGGGCGTACCGAGTCATAAAGAGCCCAGCCATCGTGCTGGGCTTTTTCATTTCTGCAGGTGGCGCATAGCGCTGCGTGGCGCGCGGCTCCCTGAAAGGCCGTACCTGCACCCATCCCTGGCCCAGCCCTTGCGCTGGGCTTTTTCATTTCCGCCCCGGCGAGGGGAACCGAGACGATGAAGATGCCTGACAAACCCGACACTTGGGCGGCTGTGCTCGCCTGGCTGAGCCAGCATGCGCCGATCATCTACGCCTCCCTGCTGTCGTGGGCCATGGCCATGGCCAGGATCATCTACGGCGGCGGCACGCGCCGGCAGGCGCTCTTGGAGGGCGCGCTGTGCGGGGGGCTGGCGCTGACGATCATCAGCGGCTTCGAGTTCTTTGGCGTGCCGCAGAGCATGGCCACCTTCATTGGTGGCTGGATCGGCTTCCTGGGCGTCGAGAAGATCCGTGACCTGGCCGACCGTTACGCTGGGATCAAGCTGCCGCGTCGAGGGTCTGGCGAATGAAGATCACTGCCGATCAACTCGACCGCGCTACTGGCTGCGGTGCTGCTACTGCCTCGACTTGGGTCGAGCACATCAACGGCGCCATGGCCCGGTTCGAGATCAACACGGCTGAGCGGGTGGCGATGTTCCTGGCTCAGGTCGGACACGAAAGCCAGAGCCTCAAGCGTCTGATCGAGAACCTGAACCACTCCGCAGAAGGCCTGCTCAAGACGTGGCCGAAGCGGATCACGCCGGCAGAGGCGAAGCAGTACGCACGCCAGCCCGAGCGCATCGCGAACCGCGTCTACGCAAACCGGATGGGCAATGGGGCGCCGGATACGGGCGACGGGTATCGATACCGGGGGCGCGGCCTGATCATGATCACCGGCCACGACAACTACGCCGAAGCCGGCCGCGCCCTGGCGCTGCCACTGGTGGCGCAGCCTGAACTGCTGGAGCAACGGACCTGGGCAGCAATCGCCGCGGGGTGGTTCTGGCAGTCGCGGGGTTTAAACGACCTGGCGGACCAAGGCCGATTCGAGCGGATCACTCTGAAGATCAACGGCGGCTACAACGGTGCTGAGGATCGAGTGGCGCGTCTCGAATGGGCGCGTGCTGCGCTCAAGGGGGAATGATGCTCGGGTTCACGACGAAAGCCGAAGCTCGACAGATCGGCGTCTCGCACCATGGGAGCTATTACGGCATTCCGATGTGGCTGGGGGATGTCGATAGCGATTGCCCGCTGGCGTTCGCCAAGTGGGCGCCGCTTGAACTTGTCGTCTCCCTGTTCTCGGTCATGGAGGGCATCGTCAACTCGATGCTCGATCAAGAGCCGACGTTCATGTTCAAGGTTGGTCGGAGGATCGACCAGTGACCTGGCGGCCATGGTTGGTGGTCGCCCTGGTAGCTGCGCTGGTGTTCTGGCGCCTCGATCACGTGACCGCCCAGCGTAATGACCTGCAGGCCGCCGTCGAGCAATCCGCCGAGACGATCACCGCAATGGCCCAGCAGGCCAAGCGCGATAGCCAGGCCCAGGCTCAGGCCGACGCCCTGGCCCGCACATACCAAGCAGCACTACAGGCTTCCCATGAAGAAAACCAATTGCGCCGCGATGCTATCGGCACTGGTGCTCGCGTCGTGTACGTCAAAGCCCGCTGCCCCGCAGGCGGAGTGCACCAGGCTCCCGGAGCCACCGGCAGCGCTGATGCAGGAAGAGCCGTCCTTGCTGCCGCTGATGGACAAGTTGTTTCTGATCTCCGAGCCGGAGTCGAGCGACGCGAACTGATAATCGCGGCGTTGCGTAAGCATATCGCCGGCCTGCCGAGGTATTGCCGAAGATGATCAGCATCAAGCCGGAAGGGTTCCAGCAGCAGCTCGCCGACCTGACTGAGCTTGAGCAGCGGCAGATTCCTTACGCGACAGCCACTGCGCTTACGCGGACCGCGCAAGGCCTGATGGATCGATTGCGCGATGAGATGCGTGTCGTGTTCGACCGCCCGACCCCGTACACCCTGAACAGCCTGCGCATGGTGCCAGCCAGGAAAGACCGGCTCGAAGCGCGGGTTTGGTTCAAGGACGAAGCGGACGGTGCGCAGCCTGCATCGGTGTGGATTGCCCCCGAGGTCTACGGTGGGCCGCGTCGGAACAAGCCGGCCGAGCTTCAGCTCAGGGCCAAGGGGATCCTGCCCGAAGGTAAGTACGTGGTGCCCGGCGCCGGTGCTGATCTTGATCGCTACGGGAACATCAGGCGAGGTCAAGTGACCAGAGCGCTGAGCGGTATTCGGGGCTTCACTCAGGCCGGGTACAACGCGAACGCCACTGATAGCAGACGGAGCAGAGCGAAGGGTAATGCTCGCCGCTACTTCGTCATGACACGCAAGGGCCAGCCTATAGGCATTGCTGAGCGCACAGGCCGAGGCCGGGATGCCGTCTCGATCATCATGGCCTTCGTGTCACGCCCTTCGTATCGCCGCCGGCTGAGCTTCTTTGAGATCGCGCAGCAGTACACCGACGAGAACCTGCCGCGTGAGTTCGAGGCGGCGTTGCGCGGCGTTGCTGTTCGGTTCGCTGCGAGGCGCTGATGAATGCACCAAAGTGGTGCGTCGCGGGTCCTCCCGGGGGTGCCCCCGTCAGAGGGTAATTCGAGCCTCGTACTCGCTCTATATACGGGCATTTTTCACGACTTCCGTTTCCGGTTCCGGTTGGGTATCGCATGGCAACTCAGATCGAAGTGGCGAAGCACCTCGATCTCAGTGATCGCCAGGTGCGCAATCTCATCGCAGACGGTGTGCTGCCTGGCTCCAAGGGCAGGGGCGGGTTCGACGTGGATGCATGCCGGCTGGCCTATATCCGCTATCTACGAGGACTTGGAAGCGCTCAGGTCAAACCGGAAACGGCCCCTGACTCTGGCGACATTGATCCGCTGATCGAATACCGACTCACTCAGGAGCGCCTGCGGCTTACTGCGGCTCAGTCCGAGGCTCAGGAGCTAAAGAACGAAGTAACCAAGAAGCGGCTGATACCCGCTGAGTTCATCACCTTCGCTTTCGCAAAATTCATTCCGGCCGCCGGTTCGATATTCGATACGGTGGTCATGACACTGCGTCGCCGTCACCCCGATCTCACTCCTGGGCAACTCGACTCGATTAGCCGAGAGCTGACAAAGGCGCGCAACACTATCGCCCAGGCGGCAGATCGCCTACCGGAGTGGCATGACGAGTTTATCGACAGTGCAGATTGAGGCCTGCCAGGCTGCTATGTCAGCCGGCTTACTGTCTCTGCGCCGAGACGCGCCTCAGACTCCTGTGGCATGGGCTGACGATAATTTTTACCTGTCCAGCGAATCTTCCTACCAAGAAGGTCGCTGGGAGACGCTTCCCTACCAGGTTGCGATGCTCAACGCCATGGGCAACGACGAGATTCGAATCGTCAACGTGATCAAGTCCGCTCGCGTCGGCTACTCCAAGATGCTGCTGGCGGCCTCGGCTTACCAGATTGAGCACAAGCGTCGGCATATCGCGTTCTTTGTGCCAGATGATGGTAGCGCCGACCTGTTCATGAAGTCCGAGATCGAAACCATGATCCGGGACGTTGGAGCCGTCCGCGCGCTGGCGCCTTGGTGCGGCAAGAAGAGCCGGGACAACACGCTCGACATCAAGAAGTTCAGCCATGGAAAGCAGTTGTGGTGCCGCGGCGGTAAGGCAGCGAAGAACTATCGAGCTATTTCTGCTGACACTGTCATCTATGACGAATTGGCAGCCTTCGATCACGACATCGATAAGGAGGGGTCTCCGCTCGTCCTGGGTGACAAGCGGATTGAAGGCTCGACTTTTCCGAAGTCGATCAGGGGCAGCACGCCTAAGCTGCGAGGCCCAATCGATCGAGGCGGTTGCCAGATTGAGGGTGCTGTCCAGAAATCGCCACACTTGCTGCGCTATCACATTCCTTGCCCTCACTGTGGCGCTGAGCAGTATTTGAAGTGGGGCGGCAAGGATTGCGCCTATGGCATCAAGTGGGACCCTGAACAGCCGGAAGATGCCTGGTATGTGTGTGAGGCTACCGGCTGCCTGATCCGTTACTCAGAGGCGCTTGAGGCGCAGTACAAGGCGCGCTGGATTTGCGAAAAGACTGGAATCTGGACCCGGGATGGTTTCGACTTTTTCGATGTGGAGGGGGCGCCGATTCCTACCCCAGAGTCCATCAGCTTCCACATCTGGACAGCCTATAGCTTCTTTGTGGCCTGGGGTCGGATTGCACAGGACTTCCTTCAGGCGAAGGGTAGTCGCAGCGACCTGAAGACCTTCGTCAACACAACCCTTGGCGAGACATGGGAGGAAGACCAGGGCGAGCGCGTCGAGTGGGACGTGCTGCTTGGGCGTCGCGAGGTCTGGCAAGGCGAGATCCCGGCCCAGGCGGTGATCCTCACTGGCGGCGGCGATACGCAGGATGATCGTTATGAGGGGAGAGTCTGGGCATGGGGGCCTAACGAAGAGTGCTGGCTGGTTTATCGCTTCGTGCTGATGGGTGATCCAGGTGGTGAAGAGCTGCGCCGCAAGCGCGATTTGGAACTGCACCGCCAATTCACTCGGAGCGATGGCCTCGTGATGAAAGTAGAGCGCTGGTGTTGGGATGCTGGCGGCCACTACATCGATCAAGTCTGCGACGACAGCAAGAAGAACGGCTTGCTTTGGATGATCCCCATCATCGGCGCACCGGTTTACGGCAAGCCGATCGCCAGCTTCCCCACGAAACGCAACAAGCGAGGCGTGTACCTGACAACCGTCGGTACGGACAACGCCAAAGAGCTGTTCTACAGCCGCCTACGACTGCCATTGGATGTGTCGAAGTCCCAGGCAGGCATTACCCAGCCCCAGGTAATCCATTTGCCGGCAAACGACCTTATTTGCGACGAGATGGAGGTCAGGCAACTGACCTCCGAAAGCAAGGTGCTCAAGGTCGTCAAGGGTGTACAGCAGTATCGCTGGGACAATCAAGGGCGCCGCAACGAAGCGCTGGACTGTTTCGTGTACGCCCTGGCCGCGTTGCGAATCAGCCAGCAACGTTTCGGCCTGGACTTGGAGAGGTTGGCCGCTGCGGGAGTTGAGGCGCTATCGCCAACTACGGATGAGCGCCCGCGGGTGCAGTCCTCTTACTGGAAGAAAGCGTGATGACCTACACCCTGGAACAATACCGAGCCCTGAAAGGGGCGGTGGCGGAGGGGGCGCTTTCGGTTCGTTATGCGGATCGCAGCGTCACCTACCGGTCGATTGAAGAGATGCTGCGTATCCTCCGGTTGATGGAGGATGAACTGGGCCTTTCTGCGAACAACGACGGCGGACGCCGCTACACCTCTTTTTCGAAAGGCTACTGACATGAGCGTGTTCGAGACTTGGTTTCCCGGCCTGGCCGCGAGACGCGCCGAGCTGCGCCTGAAGAAAATTCGCGCGGAGCTTTCGGCGGGTCTGCTGACTCGACGTTTCGAGGGAGCCACGGGCGGTCGGCGCAATGAAGGTTGGCGCTCGGCGGGGACCGATGCCAATGCCGAGAATGCCCCGGCGCTTGGGCTACTGCGCAACCGTGCACGGGATCTGCGCCGAAACAACCCTTATGCCGAGCGGGCGGTGACGGGGATTGCTGACAACGTGGTGGGTGCGGGGGTGGTACCCCGGCCCATGGCGCGCAGTGATCGAGCCAACAACAAGCTGGGCGCGCTATGGCGGGCCTGGGCCGAGACGTTGGCCTGCGACGCCGACGGGTTGGAGAACTTTTATGGCCTGCAGCACAAGGTCATGGAGGCCATTGTCGAGGCGGGCGAATGCCTGGTCCGACGGCGGAAGCGCTTCAGTAGCGATGGCTTGCCCGTACCGATGCAACTGCAAGTGCTGGAAGCGGATTTTCTCGATGAAGCGCGCAGTGGCAAGAATGGCAAGAACGAAATCATTCAGGGGGTGGAGTTCGATCCGGTTGGCCGACGGGTTGCCTACTGGCTGTTCGACGAGCATCCCGGCAGTACGCTGGCCATGCGCTCGCTGGAGTCGAGGCGCATTCCCGCCGAGGACGTGATTCACGTCTTCCTGTCCAAGCGCCCGGGGCAGGCGCGCGGCTACAGCTGGCTGGCGCCGGTGATGCAGCGCATGCGCAGCTTCGACGAGATGGAGGACGCGATCATGGAGCAGGCGAAGATCGCGGCGTGCTTCGCGGCCTTCGTCACCAAGGATGAGTCGATCACGGGGCTCGAACGAAAGAGGCCGCCGCTGATCGAGCGGATGGAACCCGGGCTGATCCAGGAGTTGGGGACTGGCGAGAGCGTGAGCTTCGCGGCGCCGCCGGTCTTCAACGGCTACTCCGCCTATTCGTGGCAGGCCCTGCATGCGATTTCCGTGGGGCTTGGAGTGCCGTACGAACTGCTGGCCGGCGACCTGAAGGGCGTCAACTTCTCTAGTGGCCGGATGGGCTGGCTGCATTTCGCCCGGCGGGTGGATGTATGGCAGTGGCGGATGCTGATTCCGCAACTCTGCGAGCCGGTCTGGAAGTGGTTCATGGAGGCGCAAGCGTTGCTGCCTGGCGGCGTCTTGGAAGACGCCTTGTCTGAATGGGTACCGCCGCGCCGGGACATGGTGGATCCGAGTGCCGAGGTCAGCGTGATCAAGGATCGCCTGCGCCTTGGCCTGATCACACCAGACGATGCGCTGCGCGAGATGGGCTACACCGACCCGGACGATGTGCTGACCCGTTATGCCGCCCACCTGTCGAAGGTGGATGAACTCGGGCTGGTCTTCGACTACGACGCGCGCAAGGTCTCCAACGGGGGCCAGGCGCAAGCCAAACCGCAGGGGAGCAATTCCCAGCAAGCACCTGAAGAGACTTCAAAAGATGACGGAAATGACCCAGACGCATGAGACGCCGATGCTGAGCCTGCGCGCCGCGGTGCGGCCGGGCTCCGTCGATATCGAGAACCGAACCGCTGAACTGACCTGGACTACCGGGGCGAAGGGGCGGCGCTGGTCCTGGGATATCGGCGCATATATGGAAGAACTGGAGGTGACGCCCGAGGCGGTCCGGTTGGACCGGCTGAACAACGGCGCGCCGTTCCTGAACACCCACAGCGCCTGGGAGTTGGGTGACGTGGTTGGCGTCGTCGAACGCGCCTGGCTGGAAGGGGGAGCGGGGCACGCACTGGTCCGCTTCAGCAAGCGCGAGGATGTCGAGTCGATCTTCCAGGACGTGCGCGACGGGATCCTGCGCAATATCAGCGTGGGCTATTCCGTCCATCGCTACGAGTTGATCGAGGCCCCTGACGACAAGCTTCCGACCTACAGGGCAGTGGACTGGGAGCCAATGGAGCTCTCCCTTGTGCCGATTGGATTCGACGATGGGGCGAAGGTGCGAAACGCCAAGACTCCTGCCGACTACCAGGGCCAACGTTTCACCACCCTTTTCGAGACCCGGGAGGCCGAGACGCCGACCGAACAACCGGCCGCCGTGGCCAACCCAAGAGAGGAAAATGCAATGACCGAAGAAGAGAAACGCGCGGCCGAGGAGTCGATTCGCCGTGAAGCCGCCGAGGCTGAGCGCAAGCGCTGCCTGAGCATCCGCCAGATGGCGCGCAAGGTGGGGCTGGACGAGGACGTGGCGGAGGACTTGATCTCGCGCGGCGTGGCCCTCGAGCAGGCCAGCGCCGAGCTGATCGACAAGCTGGCCGAGCGGCAGCAGTCCGAGCAGCCGGAAAGTCGTAGCGCGCACGCCGGCGTGACCAGCGATATCGACCTGTCGGTCGTTGCCGCCAAGCGCGAGGCGATGCAAAACGCCCTGCTGCATCGCTGCAACCCCAAGGTGAAGCTGGAGGAGGCCGCCCGCGAGTTTCGCGGCATGCGCTTGATCGACATGGCCCGCGAGTCCGTGGAGCTGGTTGGGGGGAAGGTCCGCGGTCTGACCCCGCAGGAAGTGGCGCGCGCCGCCCTGGGCTGTGACCGCCAGGCGTTCCGGGCAGCGGGCATGCACACCACCAGCGATTTCCCGCTGCTGCTGGGTAGCACCGTGAACCGCACCCTGCGCGATGCCTACGCGCTGGCGCCGCAGACCTGGCGCCCGCTCGGCCGCCAGACCACCGTCCCGGACTTCCGCGAGGTCACCCGCGTGGCGCTGGGCGATATCGCCGCGCTGGAGAAGGTCAGCGAGCACGGGGAGTACAAGTACGGCTCCCTGGGCGAAGAAGGCGCGCCGATCAAGGTGGCCAAGTTCGGCAAGATCATCGCGATCACCTGGGAGGCGATCGTCAATGATGATCTCTCGGCGCTGACGCGTATTCCGCAGGCGCTGGGCGCGGCGGCGGGGCAGACCGAATCGAACCTAGTGTGGGATCTGCTGCTGGGTAATCCGGAGTTCGTCGATGGAGAGGACCTGTTCTCGGGTGCGCACGGCAACGTCGCCGCCAGCGGCGGCCCGATCAATACCGCCACACTGGCGGCCGCTCGTGCCGCGATGCGCAAGCAGAAGTCCAAGGCCGGGCATTTCCTCAACCTGGCGCCGGAGTTCCTGGTGGTGGGGCCGGACAAGGAGCTGGAGGCCTTCCAGTTCACCAGTTCCAACTACGTGCCGGCGAAGAACGCCGACATCAACGACAGCCGCAACGCCTCGCTGACGGTGATCGTCGATGCGCGCATTACGGGCAACCAGTGGTACCTGTACGCCGCGCCGGGCGTCGTTGACACCTTTGAGTATGCCTACCTGGAAGGCGAGCAGGGCGTCTTCACCGAGACCCGCGAGGGGTTCGAGGTGGACGGCATGGAGATCAAGGCGCGGCTGGTCTTCGGCGCGGCCTGGATCGACTACCGCGGGGCCTACAAGAACGCCGGTAACTGATCGGCAGAGTCAAGCTGAAGGGCGCCACGGGGCGCCCTTTGTGTTTCTACGAACTCCTTGCGAGGTAAATCATGAAGACCTTCATCCAACATGGCGACATGCTCACCGTCCCCGCCCCCGCTGGTGGAGCAGTATCGGGCAAGCTGTACAAGGTCGGCGCCATCCTCGGCGTCGCCGCAACCACCGTCACCGATGGGCAGCCCGTCGAGTTGAAAACGACCGGCGTGTTCGAGCTGCAGAAGGTGGCCGCCCAAGCGTGGGTCGTGGGTGATCCGCTCTACCTGGACGCAGCCAGTGGCGATCTGACCAATGCGCCTGGCGCGGGCCTGGTCTTGGTGGGGCTGGCTACCGAGGCGGCAGCAAATCCCTCCGCGGTTGGCCGCTGCCGGCTCAATGGCGTTTCGGCTCCAGCGGCTGAAGGTGCAGGAGGCTAGTCCCATGGGCTGGGCGAACTGGCGGGATCGCCTACATCAGACGGTAATGAAGACTTTCACCGATGGGCGGGCGACTCACCAGAGCGCCTCGGGCGCGCCACCGTCCTGCGGCTTCGAGGTCATCATTGATCACAACCTGATGATGACGGGTCCGGAGGGCATGTTTCAGACAGACAAGATCGGGATCAGTTGGCGCAAGATCGATCTGTCCGGCGCGAGTCGGGGTGACGTGTTCATCGTGGGTGGTCAGCGCTTCATGGTTGAAGAGATGGTTGCGGACGATGGGCACATCCTGACCGCCGCCTGCAGGAAGGACCTATGCTGAAACCCAACGTCTTGACCGTGGGGCGACGAGCGTTGCTGGCGCGCCTGCAATCCATCACGCCGGCCAACGGCTACCGCACGGATGCCGGTACCCGTGTGCTCTCCGGCTGGTTCAACGAACTGATCAAGGAGTGCAGGCAAGGCTTCCCGCTGATCGTCGTTCAGCCGACCAAGGAGCAGCCGCCTGAGCATCTCGACGCCGGCGTTCGCTTCCATCGCGGCTTCGACGTGGTAGGCGCGGTGCAAGGCGGGTATGACCACTATGAAGAGGCCCTGGAGGATCTACAGCTAGACCTTCTGGCGTGCCTGATGCCTGCCCCCAAGGGGCAGTTCCTGCGCTGGCTGCCCCGAGAGCGCGGCATTACCGGGCTTGCGTTGGGGGCGCCTGAGCCGTACCCGCCGGGTGATGGAGTGGCCGCTGCCGTGATTCGAATCCCTGTCTATCTGAAAACCATCATCGAGGGGTAACCCATGAAGAGCGATCCCCAGGTGCCGGCCACGGTCGACGCCGCGCCTCCGGCTGCGCTGAACAAAGCCGTCGAGGTCACCCTGGCCAAGGTGCATTGGCACCAAGGCAAGGAGAAGGCGGCCGGCGAAAAGATCAACGTCAGCCCTGACCAGGCTGAATTCCTGCGCCGCGAAGGCGTGATCAAGAAGGAGGCCTGATATGGCTATCGAGAAAGAGACGTATGTGATCGGCGGACCCTTCAAGATCCGCGAGTCCGGCGCTACCACCCCCTTCCAGTTCGCTGGCCTGGTGTCCACTATCCAGCAGACCATCGAGACCAACGAGATCACTTTGCCGGATACCACCACCCCGCAGGGCGGTGAGTACGATGCCGTTTCGCGCATCACTTCGGTCGGTTTGTCGATCAACTTCCGCGAGCTCAAGACCAGCATCCTGGCTGCCTTGGTGTGGGGGGACGCCACCAATGTTCCTTCTGCCACCCACACCGACGAAGCGCACACCGCCGTTCCAGGAGGCACGATCGCGCTCGACTTCATGCCGCTGGAGATCACCAGCGTGAAGAGTGATGACGGCACCACGACCTACGAAGAGTTCGACGACTGGAACATGACCGGCGCCGGTATCGAAATCGTTGAAGGGGGTGCGATCTCTGCGGCCACGCCGATCAAGGTGACTTACAAGTCCGCCACCGTTGATGTGATCGAAGCGCTGACCAACAGCGGCAAGACGTTCGAATGCCTCTTCGAGGGTGAGAACGCAGCCGGTACCCAGCGCCGTATCCAGGCGCGCTATTTCCGGTGCCGCCTGAACCCGTCGAGCCAACAGGACTGGCTCAATACCGAAGACTTCCTCGCTGCCGAGGCCACTGCCAAGGTGCTGATGGACCCGACTAAGGTCGGCGCTGGAAAGTCGAAGTATTTCAACATCAAGAAGGAACTGGCGACGGTGTGACGCCATTCATGCCCGGCAGGGACGCCGGGCGAGCAATCCCTGACTCCGATCTGACATTTGGGCTATCAAAACCCAACTAGGCCCTGGGTTTTGGTGTTGGCGCGGCGGTGCTAGAGTGTGAAGCAGTTCCTATGGAGAGTCGCTATGAAACGGATTTTCCCCGTTCTCGCTTTGCTTCTTGCGGTCAGTTCTGTCCATGCGGCGACGGTCTTCAAGTGTGTCGGCCCTGACGGAAAAGTCACTTTTACCCAGCAGAATTGCCCAGAAAACCAATCCCTGGACGATGTGGTCTCCGCCACCAACCAGCGTCCAAGCGGGTCAGGTGCTTCGGCTGTCATGGCTAAGCCCAAGCAGCCATCAGGCCGTACCTATAGAGGTAGCCATCAGGGCGGCAGCGGAGTGACCGTCGTCGGTGGTTCGTCGCCAAGCCCTACGTGTTCCACAGGGTTGTCTGAGCGTGACCTTCGCAAGGCCAAGGTCCAGGGCAAGGTCGTCCCTGGAATGTCCAGGGAGGATGTGGAAAGCATCTACGGGAAGGTGAACCGCAACGGCAGTACCGCCGGCGCGGGTGCTGTCACCTACTGGAATGACAAGTATGTTGACCAGACTACGGTTTCTTTTGACCGAGATGGATGTGTGCGAGGCTCCTATCAGTCGGGCCATAAGAACTGACCCCAAAATTCTAACCAGCCCCGCTTCGGCGGGGTTTGTGCTTTCTGGAGGATTGAAATGTCCGAGATGACCGCAAGCAAGGTTGTGAAAGTTGGCGAGGTGGAAGTGATCGTCCGCGAACTGAGTGTTTCGGATGTTCGGAAGCTAATGCAGGAGGTCAGTGATCAAGACCTCGTCAGCAATGTCCTCTTCGAAGATATCAGGCTGTCCGATCTTTGCCTGATGACATCGGTTACGGAGAGCCAAATTAACGATCTCCGGCCGAGCCAACTCGCCAAGTTGCTGGATGCATGCAAAGAGGTGAACCCGCATTTTTTCGGAATGCTGGGCCGTCTCACGAAACTCCGCGACAAGCCTTGAGGAGTTTGGAGCGCGCCATTTGCGTTCTGGTGAGGCTTGGGCATCACCAAGTCCTTGAATATCCCTGGTCGCTGTTCTTGACCGCGCTGAAGGCTGAATGAAATGGCTGACGTAAAGATCCGGCTGACTGCTGACCTCGATGATGCGCTGCGCGAGGTGTCAGGTTTCCGCAAGGAATATGCCGAACTGGTCAGGCAAGTCGCGCAACCTCTCAAGCGTTTAAACGATTTCACTGCTCTCGAAAGCACCCTTGAGGACACGCAACGCCAGGCGCGCTCGGCGCGCGAGCAGATCCGCACGCTCGGCAACGAACTGGCATCGACGATCAGGCCGAGCCGCGAATTGCAGCAGGCTTACCGGGACTCCATTTCGGACTTGCGAAGCCTGGAGCGGGCAGAGACGGTCCAGATAGCTCGGCTTTCCGCGATGCGCCGGGAGTTGAAGCAGGCCGGGCTGGATACGAGGAGCCTGACATCCGAACGGCAGCGGCTCCAGCGGGAGCTGGATCGAAACCTCCAGGCTGGCCGGAATGATGCGGCCACCACCAGCCTCCGGCAACAGGCCGCAGCGATCAAGCAGAGCGCGATCGAGCAGCGCCGCTACAACTTGGAGCAAGCGCGTAGCACCCTGGGAGTAGCCAGGGTGCGCGAACTGCAGGCTGCCATCGGGCAGTTGAACCAGCAATATCGCTTGCTTCGGTCCAGCGGAACGCTATCCACAAGGGAGCTTGCCGTTGCGCAGCGGGCGCTCAAGAAGCAGATCGCGGAGACCAAGAGCGAACTCAACTCGCTTGGTGCCGGCTCGCGGCTGTCGAGCATCGGCTCTCTCCGCGGGAGCGGCCCGGCACTGGCGGTTGCAGGTCTCGCCGCCGCGGTAGGCGCTGCAACGGCGAAGCTTGCGAACGGGGCCGACACTGTTGGCCGGCTTGATTCCAGGCTTCGCCTGGCAACCCGCTCGCAGGAAGAGTTCAACACCGCGCAGATCGAACTCGACCGTATCGCTGATGATGTCCAGGGCGATGTCGGCGACCTCATCGGCCTTTATTCGCGGTTGCAGCGCCCGCTTCGGGATGCGGGCATGGATCAGCGAGCCGCCCTCGAAACCGTAGAGGCGGTGTCGCTCGGCCTGAAAATCGGTGGGGCATCTGCCGAGGAGTCGGCCTCGGTCATTACCCAGTTCTCCCAGGCCATCGCCAGTGGTGTTCTGCGGGGCGAAGAGTTCAATACCGTTCTGGAGTCCTCGGATCGCATTGCTGGCGCCCTGGCGGACTCCTTCGGGGTGACTGTCGGCCGGCTTCGCGAGATGGCTGCCGCCGGTGAGCTCACCTCGGAGCAGATCGTTATCGCGCTGCGGAAGGAACTGCCGAAGCTCCGCGAGGAGATGGCGTCATTTGCCCCGGAGATTGGTGCGGGGCTGAACCGGATCTTTTCCGAAACCCAGAAATACTGGGGACGTCGCGCGAAGGAAACAGGCGTCGTCGACTGGGTTGCGAACCAGTTGAACGATGTTGCCAAGAACATCAACACGGCGAATACGCTGGTGAAAAAGGGGGAGGGCAGCCTCACAGCCACCCTCGCCGCCGAGAAGGCGCGCCAAGAGCAGATCGTGAAGCGACAGAACGATGCTCTGAAGCGGGCTCGGGATCAGAATGTCGCCGACCTCCAATCTGAGGTTGTGCGGACCAAGGCCCTCCTTGAGCAGTCCACCAAGAACCTCAACGACGCGCTTTCGCGCCAGGCAGATGTCCGCAAGGAGTTTGCCGATCTGGTGAAGGGCATCCAGGCGACGCCCACCTCCGGAACGCAGACCTTCGGTGATGCCACTGCGGCCCAGGCCTCGGCTCGCAACGCCCTGACCGCTGGCAACAACCAAAAGGCGATCGAGGAGGCGCGCCGCGCGCTTCAGATCCTTCAGCAACTGAAGGACGCTGGCGCGAACAGCTACGGCTTCGAAGGCGTGGCCAAGGAGGTGGAGCGCATCGCCAACAAGGCCGCAGAGGTCGAGGCTGGTAATGCCAAGGCTGCGGATGACGTCAACCGCCTGAACCTGGCCGACCTCGAGGAGCGCATCGCGGCTGTGCAAAACGTCGAGGTATCGTTCGGAATGGACTTCGAAAGCGCGGAGACCTTGAAGCAGCAGGTCGCCGACATCGCCGCCGGACTGGCTGAGCAGCTCGTGATACCTATCACGCTGGTTCCGCCTCCGGAGATGGGCTTGCCGGGCGTGCCCAGCATCACCCCCAAGATACCCGGGTTTGCCACTGGTACGCAGAGCGCTCCCCCTGGCATGGCTTGGGTTGGGGAGCGTGGGCCGGAGTTGATGATGATGCGCGGAGGAGAGCGCATCTTCAACGCGGTGCAGTCGCTGCAGATGTCGCAGAGGTATCAACGAACTCTCCCCGAGATACCCGAGATTCCGACCGCGGCGCTTCAGCAGGCGAGTCCGCCGGCCGCCATGCAAAACCTGGGTTCGCTGACCCTCAACCTGGGCGGAGACGATGCCGGTTTCACCGTTTTCGGGACACACGACACGCTCCGAGATATACGCAAGGCCGCCTCGAAGTTCGGGCGGACACGCCCAAAATGACCGAGCCCGCCTAGCGCGGGCTTTTTTATGGAGTTGGGAATGATCATTCCGAACGTGATGCTGGGGGGCGTACCGATCGTGATACACGGCGGCGCCCCTCAGTGTCAGTACCAAGCTGTAGATGGCGGCGTCGAGCGATTGAGGCTCAGCGGAGGTGCGGCAGTACAGATGACGCACTGGCGCAAGACAGCGATCACCATCAGCGGTTCAGGATGGATCGGCACGGGGATGCTTGGACTCGACTTCGACAACCCGTTGGAGCTGCGATGCAATGCGTCGCTTGGCATTTCCGGCCGCACTGCCGTCGACCGAGTATTCACAATCCCTGGAGAGGTTCGCCCCGATGCCAGTCCGTGGGGGCTGGCGCTGGTCGGTCGTGAGTGGGTCAGAACGGACGTGTCGTCCGTCGGCCAGGTGGTAACTGTGTCGGAGATCCCAGGCGCGCAACTCTACCGCGTCGAGTGGTGGCCGCTGTTCCACGTCTTCGCATCCATCCCTCCTGAAGCGCTTGATTCTTCGAACAACAGCCGGACCTGGCAAATTGTCGCTGAGGAAATCTGATGCTTAACGGTGGACCGCTCAATAGCGCTGAGCTGAACTCGGCCGCTCACTCCGCTGTGCCTGGTCCTGAGCCGATCATCCCTGGCTACGCTTTCACATGGCGCCCAATCGTGCGCGTTGGCGATGACGACGTTACGCCGCTCCTGACCGGGGAGATCGAGGTCGATCGTGAAGAGGGGGCGGCTGGCGTCGCGTCCTTTTCGATCTATCTCGGCGACGGACCTGTTGTCCCTACGGACTGGATCGGTCGAACCGTAACCATCGACTACGCAACGGAGACCGCGGGTGAACTGAGTCAGGGGCGACGGTTTACGGGGAGAGTTACACAGCCAGCCTGGAATCCTGTTCGGCGCGTCCTGGACGTCAGTTGCACGGACCAGTTGCAGCAGCGTGTAGAGGCCATGGAGATTGCGGCCGTCGACGCCCTGGTCGGCGGTGCCTGGTCCGCCGATGTGTTCGAGCCGGTCGATGGACGCTCGCGGTGGGACTACGCCCAGGAGCGTTTGACCAGCGTCACCGGGAGCTTGGACTGCTCGCCATATGGTGCTCTCCGCGTCACATCATGGCTTGCTGTGGCGCCTGCCTTCGAGTTCGGCCCAGGCTCTACGGTGTACGGAACGCTTGCAGTCGAGCTGGCCGACCTGAGTTCGCAGACGAACAGGGTCGAGATCGAGTGCGACTACCGATTCAGCCGGCTCTGGCAGTTGAACGCCTCGTATGGTTGGCAGCACCCCGGCACGGGGAGCGCGGTCGGCGAGGCGGGGTTCTGTAATTGGCGCGGCGACGACACCGAGTTACCTGATGTCGAGATGATCACATCGGCGACCGAAAGCAGCGGCCAGACGTTGTTCTATGCAACTTGGTATCCGCTGCCACCCACTGGGGTCTACTGCAATCCGCCGGCGGCATGGGTCAACAACTTCACAGAATTGCTGCTCGGCGGAAATTGGATTGCTGGCCGGCGATGGGTGCAGTCCGTAACCGAGCGCTACCGGCTGGTCATGGAAGTTCAGCCGAGCGTGGCGGCGACCGGCCCGATTGTCGGTCGGCAGCGTGCATCGTTCGAGATCGAGTCGGACAGGGCCGAGCGCTGGGAAAGCGAGCCGATCACCGGCGGCAGCACCGGCCACGACGACGAGAAGGATGGCAACCGGCGTTTGTCCGCGCTGAACTGTTTGTTGGCCCAGGGGGCAACGACGCTTATTGCTGCGCACCGTGGCACGACCGTGACCTGGGATGTTCCGACATCCATGGTCTTGCCGATCGATCTGGTGCATACGCTCCGCCTCGATGATCAGGGCGCGCGTGCGGTGGGCAAGTGTCGGCGCATTGTCGACCGGCTCGACCTCGCATCCGGAAGCGCCCTGACCACGATCTCTATCGCGGTGATGCGAGGCGGCGCTGGCGCAGCAGATCCCCTTGTTCCGCCGGCTGGCTCGTCCGATCCCGTCAGCCCACCGTCGGGTGGCGGCCAACTCTCGACTCAGCTCGGAGGCCGCAACGGCAGTCCCGCGTATGACGATGAGGCGGATGGTTTCTCAGGCAACTGGAGCAATCGCGATCCCGGCGCCGAACTGTTCCCGCGGCGCTTCTCGCTGACAGCAAAAGACATTCCGGAGACCTACCGGGATGAACATGCGCCGGAGATCGCAGCCACTTACCGGGTAGCTGTACCTGATGACGTACTGGAGATGTAGCGATGGCGAGAGCCTGGATCAACAACTGGAAGACGACGCTGAGCGTAGGGCTGTCGCCTGGCGCGTTGAGCCTGACGGTGCCGGATGCCGCCGCCGCGCTGCTGCCTCTCTCCGGCGGTAGCTGGGTGCTGTTGACGCTGGCGGATGACGCTGGCGCGCAGCATGAAATCGTGAAAGCAACCGCGCGTGCCGGCGGGGTGGTGACGATCGATCGCGCCCAGGAAGGAACCTCCGACGGCAACTGGCCGGCGGGAACGGCGATCTATGCAGCCGTCACGGCCGGCGACCTCATGACGCTCCAGGCGCGCATCCAGGCTCTGGAGTCCGGGGCGTCTGGCGGCACCCTTGTCGACGAAACCGGCGCAACGCTGGTCGACGACGCCGGCAACAACCTGATTATGGAGAACATTTGATGGCAACTGTTACGCACGTCCTGTCCGGCGCCGGGGAGCCGCTCGATCCGCCACCAAGCATCGGTGCTCACTACGTGAACACGAACAACGGCGCGCTATACCTGGCGAAGGGCACCGCGAGCGGTGCCGATTGGGTGAAGCTGGGTAGTGGCGGTGGCAGCGCTCCGAGCGAGGTGCTGCATGTCAATACCGACGGCCAGTTCCTTCTCGAGCCTCAACACTCATTTGTTGAGGCCCGTCTGTTCGCAATTCCCGAGCTCGGCACTGCAGCAATTGGAATCGATCCCAGCACATCCCGACAGTTCGACCTGAATCTCAGAACCGCGGCTCCGAGCGGGCAACAACTGCAAATCAGGGTTACATCGGGTGAACTGCCCGGAGGTATGTCGATCGTGGGCACCTCGAGGCAGTGGGCGGTTCAGGAGTCGTATGGATTCGTGATCAATGCAAATGACCTCAACGGCGAGGTGTGGGCGCGCGTCTATTTCGATGCTGACGAGCTCACCCTGTCGATTCTTGTGTTCAGCGATGTGCCGAACGCGTAGGAGATAGCGCATGGCTCTATCAGACGAGCGCCGCGGCCTCGGCGCGAGGAACGAAGCGATCCGCCGCGCCGGCGGCCAACGGGTTGAAGCGGAGCGGCGTGGCGACCAGGGCTTGACCGCGGCACTCAACCGGCTGATCGAGCCGGAGCGCCAGGCGCGGTCGCTGCGCAAGATCGACCCGCGCGGCGCCCTGGATGCTGCGCGCGGCAGGGCCGACTACAACCCCGCCGGCAAGCAGATCGGCGGGGGCGGTGTGTCCTGGCCGCTGGCCGAGACCGACAAGTCGAAGCGCACGGTGGCCGACGAGGAGATCGTGAGCACCGATGGCCTGGTCGTCGTTGTGTTCAAGCGCGTCACCAGCTTCGAGATGCAGGATGGCGGCTCGAATATTGGCCGCATGGAGTTCAAGGCATGAATCAACTTATGCCCTGGGACGGCGAGGTCGTTCGCATGGGCTGGCCGTGGCACGGAAAGATTCGCCAGCAGAACAAGGATCTGGCCGGCTACGTCACCCTGCCGAACGGGGCGACGCGCCCAGCGATCGCGTACTACGGCAACTGGCCGATGAATCACACGCATCTGTTCGACATGGGCCTACCGGACCAGGGCGACCCGCAGGTCGAGGAGCAGGGCGGGAAGTGGTGGGGGCGTACGATCCTCAGAGGCGGAGGCAATTACGACTATCAGTTGTACTACGGCGGCGCGACGACCTCGGCCGAGGGGCAGTCCTATACAGGCGACGCCCCATTCAGGGGGCTCCCCCTCTGGTGGTCTAGCGACGAGGAGCCGCGCCGCCCGCTGTATGTGGATATCTACCTCAATGTGGAGCAGGGCAGCTACTACCTCGATTTTTGGACAAAGGGCGGAACGATTCACGCCCTTCGGAAGAAGATAACGCTTGAGGATGTTGGGCAGGGCGCAGGACAGCCGGAGTGTGCCGTAAAAGATCTGCTCGGGAGCAACTTCGACTACTGGTTTTTTGGTGAAAACGTCAAGCTTGACTACCTGAAGCTGCTCGGGGTCTACCGAAATCGGTTGCTGCTGGGGGTTGTGGTGACACAGGGTGACGGGATGCGGCAGATTGACCCACCGCCCGGAACGTCGGTGGTCAGCGGTTCGTCCCCGTCTGGAGCCCCTCAGGGGTTGTATGGTCTCGTCGAGGTGACCATTGCCCCGGATATCCGAGATCCAGAGGCGGATCACAGTCAGACGGTCACAATAGACGTGATCGAGAATCGCCAGGCCGCGCTCGGTAATCCGGTTCATCAGGTGACCGACGAGAGTAGTCAGCCGGGCGATCCCATCGAAACCACGCTCTATCGAGAGGAATGGAACCAGACCTCCGGGTTGCTGACCGCTTGGTATGACGCCCAGGGAAACATCCATACCGCGCGCTACAACCGACGCCACTATGCACTTAAGGAGTACCGCAACGAGCCCGGCGTGACGACAAGAACAGCGACGGAGCGAAGCAGCGAGGTTGCGCTGTTGAGCGGCTCCGGATCAGTTGTCGACAGCACTGTACTGACAGAGCAGTTCGAAGCGATCTACATCCCAGGGACAGGACTGCAGATCACTCGGACGGTGAAGTGTACGGGGGAGCCGGATGACGTCACGACTTATACCGACCCAGACCATACGGGTGGTCCGGTGGTCACCCCGCCTACGACGACATTCCCCCCGGGCATGCATATCGTTAACACCGTTGTGACCTACCAGTGGCTGGTGAACGACGAGAACATGCTGGCCAACCAGGACCAGCACCAAGTGTGGCTCGCCGCGTTGAGCAACAACAGCGCAGCCATCTGCCACATCCGCGATCCGTTCGACTATCCCGAGGGGCAGACCACAACGACCGTCAGCGTTCGCCAGGGTCCGGTCGTTCGCCTTGGCGGCGTGACCTCTGGAACGGTTACCGACACCCTGACAAAGAGCAAGCCCGCGCATGAGTACCGGCGCGGCTTTTTCTGGGAGCCAGCCGACCGCTGGGTGCGAGCCAGTTGCAACCCGATCACCGGAGATATCTCTCGCGGCCCGGAGTGCATCCAGTACCTGACCAGTTGGGTTTAGCCCCTTCTACTACTTCAAGGAGAAGCCGCATGACGCCGGCCTGTGTACCCCTGCGCATTGAAAAAGGGGCGACGTTCCGCGACACGATGCGGATCATGCAACCGAGCCTGGTCTACCGGCCGATCACCCAGATCGCGTCGACCGCTCCCGTCCGGCTGACCATCCCCGGCCACGGGTTGCCCGACACCTGGTTAGCCTGGATCGATGGCGTCCAGGGCATGCCCGAACTGAACCGCGCTCGGCTTCGGCAACTGCCTCACCGCGTCGCGTCCATCGACGACGACACGATCGAGATCAACCTGCTGTCAGCCGTTGGGCTGGCGCCTGTTGGCGGGCAACTGATCTACCAGCCACCTGTTGACCTGGCTGGCGCCGAGGTACGGATGCAGATCCGCGATGCGCCAGATGGGACGGTGCTGATGACGCTGGCGCTCGGCTCCGGCCTTGAGATCGCTGGCGCCGGAACGATCTCGCGCGAGATATCGGCCTCCGATACCGCGGCGTTGGCATGGGCGTCGGCGGTCTACGACGTGGACGTGACCTACCCGGATGGTACGGTCCATCGCTACTACAGCGGGCCGATCACTGTGAGCCGTGGGGGAGGGTGCGATGGATGACGCCGCCGAGCCCTGGGCGCTGGCGATCGAGGTCGATTGCGAGCCGCTTGTGCTCAGCGAGATGCAGGAATACGCGGTCACAGTGACGCCGCCGGCAGATGTGCTTGTGGTTGTTGTGGGTGACCAAGGGCCTCCCGGGAGGGATGGCGTAGACGGTGCCCAATGGGGCGCGACTGACTGGTGATGAAATGGCCCAGATCCGATTTTTCAAAGTGGCGACCCTGCCGGGTACGCTGGAACCCGACTCGTTCTACTTCGTCGAGAACGGCAGCTACTCGGAGTCCTACCTGACAAACAACGCGGGAGTGGCGCGCTCGATCGGCAACAGCGCGATGATCAACGCGCTGATCAACGAGGCGCTGGCCAGCCTGCCCGGCACAGGCGCGCCGATCCTGTTCGTTGCGGATATCGCCGCGCGCGACGCTCTGGAGCCTGAGGGCGCAATCTTCGTCCTGGTTCAGGATGCGAGCGCGGACCCGACAGTCGAATCGGGCGCTGCGCTGTACGCATGGAACCCTGCGACCAGCGCCTGGCTGAAGGTTGCCGAGTATGAGTCGATGGACGTCGAGCTCAACTGGGACGCGATCAACGGGCGCCCGACGTCGACGCCGGCGCAGATCGACACTGCCGTTTCCCAGGCGCACACGCACGCGAACAAGTCGACGCTGGACAAGTTTGGTGAGGAGTCGGGCCTGGTGCGCTTCAACGGCCAGCCGATCCCGGCTGAGTGGAATGGGACGGCCTGGTAATGGCTGTGCTCCAGACCCACAAGGTCGTCGCGCAGTTGCCTGCGGTGCTGGAGCCGAACGCGATCTACTTCGTCCGGCGCAGCACCGGATACGACCAGTTCGTGACCAACGGCGCGGGCGTCGTGGTGGCATACCCGATGAACGTCCGCATCCCCGCGGCTGTTCCTGGGTATCTCGCCGACGGCTCTATGTTGCGGCTCGCCATGAACCCAGACGGCCAATTGCCGGCGTACACCGCCGCCGGCGCTCAACTCAACATCCAGGTGCTGTTCAATGGCTGATATACGCCCGACGAAACTCCAGGCCGACGGCAACGGCTACGGCAGTCTCCGCGAGTTCGCCGACGGCGACACGGTGCCGGTAGCACTCGGCGGAACAGGAGCTGCAACCGCCGCTGGTGCGCGCACGTCCCTTGGGCTTGGGAGTGCTGCAGTTAGACCTGCCCTGGGTTCAACTGGGGCTTTGTACTCGCGAGACAGCATTCTCGGCGCAGTCTCTCAGGCGAGCGGCATACCGTCTGGTGCGATTATTGAGCGCGGGAGTAACGCGAACGGGGAGTATGTGCGGTTCGCGGATGGGACGCAGATTTGTTGGACGAACACTCTCACATTCACCGCTGGGGTCTCATCAGTCGGTGCGAACTGGTCGTATCCGGCGAGCTTTAGTTCCTCGTACCCCATCGCTGGGGCTGTCTCCGCTTCTGGTGCTGGTGGAGACTATGACTCTGGCGTGTCGGCGAGAAACCAGGGAGCGACCTACTTCAATCCATCCGCGGGTACGGCTGGGGTGGGGTTCTTCTGCATATCGTCGGCATCATTCACGTCAGGCGCTCAGACTAGGAATAACAGGGTCGTCGCCATCGGGAGGTGGTTCTGATGATCATCAAGTTGTCACCGTACGCACCACTGCCAGGCAGCGACGAGCGCCTGTCGCTGAGCAGGGCTGGCGATGTGCTCGCCGTGAACGGCCAGGTGTTCGACTTCACACCGCTCCCGGACGGTGGTGAACTGCCGGCCGAGGCTATCGGGTCGGAGTGGTTCGCTGGTCCTGCACTGCGACGTGCCGGCCGGCTGGAGCTGATCCTGCGGTTCCCGCTGGCCGCTGATGCCAGTGCCGCTGCTCGCTTCCCTGAACCGTTGCTGATCGAGGCCGACGGCCCGGTGGAGTTACCGCGATGATCGACTGGAGCAAGTTAAAGACCGCTGAACAGCAGGCGCAAGAACGCTGGCAGGCTGAGTGCGATGCCGCCGCCGCAGCGCGGGCGAATGCCTACCGTCTAGAGAGTGACCCGCTCAAGACCGAGGCCGAGGTCGAAGCGATCAAGGGCGGCTCCGAGCCGGACCTAGCTACCTGGGTCAAGGCTGTTCAGGCGAGCAAAGAGCGGTATCCGCTCCCATGGTCCTAAGCGTTTTGATAATTGTGACCGGCATCTCGTTTTTGCTACGGTCCCTCGCTGATGTGTCGAGTAGATAGGGATGTTTGTATGGACGAGATGTTGCGGCGTAGGCTCCGGGCGGAGTTACTGGAGGTGGGGTTCCTCAACCAGTGTTGCCTTGACCTGATGGAAAGCATGGAGGCTGAGTTCAGCCTCACTGATGACCAGCGCGAGTGCATCGAGCAGCTCAGCCGATTTCTGCAGGAAGGGATCGGCAAGCTGACATCTCTGTCCGAGCGTGTGGCGGCTGGTGATATCGTCGTGCTCTGTTGAGAGTTTGAAATTCTTCTCCGCAGGGTAAGGTCGGCGCTGAGGCCGACTACAGCGGCCGGGCGTGAAGGTCGAGGAGATCGAGGCGTGTTTCCCACTGTCAGCCAGGGCTGGCCCCATGTCTAGGTGAGTAATAGCGTCTTGCTCTGCTGACAACTGATTAGACAAGGGATTGCCATGCGGTACAGCGTGATAGTCATGGGCACAGGATTCGAAGGTCGTAGCGGCAGAATACGCCTGGCGGTGCGCCCTGGAATGGAAGTCAAGCTAGTGCCAGAACAGGACAACCCACACGACCCCCATGCCATCGCCGTTTACGTTCACGTCCGGCGCTGGTTCACCCTATTTCTCCCGACTGACGTGCAAATCGGCTACATCAAGAGAGATCGGGCCGCGTTCTTCACCCGAAAGATGAAGGAGGGAGGGCGGATCACCAAGGCAATAGTGAAAAGCATGTACACCGAACTCGACCATCCCAGAGTTTCTCTCAGCATCGAAACCGACTGGTAGTCGCGCAAGACAGAAGAGCAAACCCCCGGACGTTCACACCGTGCCGAAAGGGGGATCATTGTTTGCACACAGGGGCAGCCAAACAGCCAAGGAGAGCAACTCTTGCAAGCATTCCTCTTTTTTTTTGTGCTTGCAATGCGTCTGTCGTGACTGTAATTTGCAAGCATAAACAATCTTGGAGATGCTTGCATGGCCGACAAACCGAAAGGCAAGGCAGTAGGAGGTAAAGCCAGGGCGGCAGCTCTGACTAGCGAGAAGCGCAAGGAGATCGCCACAAAGGCCGCCGTGGCAAGGTGGGGGGCAAAGCCTGCCAAGGCGTCTCACAAGGGGAATTTCAAGGAAGAGTTCGGTATTGATGTCGATTGCTATGTTCTGGATGACGCTAATAAGACGGCAGTTATCAGCCAGCGAGGCATGGCGGCAGCGCTCGGGCTCGATGATAGTGGTCGGGCTCTACCCAGGTTCGTCGAAGGGAAAAAGGTCTCAGCAGCCCTGGGGGCGGAAGTACTCGAAAAATTGTCTAAACCTTTGATTTTCAAGGGTGACATCCCGGGGGTGAAAGCTCCTCCAATAGGGAGTGTGCACGGCTATGACGTTTCCCTTTTGATTGATATTTGCAAATCACTGATCGCGGCAGCCAACAAAGGAGAGTTGCTGAAAAGCCAAGCCAAAATCGTGGCGCAAGCTCAGATCATCCTCTCGGCGTCAGCCAAGGCTGGTATCCAAGGACTGGTATACGCACTGGCCGGATACGACCGCACGAAGGAAGAGGTCATCGCGGCGTACAAGATGTACGTTATGGATGAGGCCAGGGAGTACGAGAAAGAGTTTTCTCCGGAGTTGTACGAGCATTGGTATCGGCTCTACGGACTGGACAAGCCGGTGCGTGGCAGGCCGTGGGAGTTCAAGTACCTCACCATTGACCACATTTACAAACCACTGGCAAAGAGCGCCGGCAAGGTCTTCCTACTCGCGAAGACGAGCAAGAAGGCCAACGGAGAGCGGACCGATAAAATCCACCAGTTCTTGTCGGAAATCGGTGTAAAGGCTCTCCGCACCCAGGTGGGTAAAATCACGGGTATCGCATCGGTGTCTAGGACTCGCGAAGAGTACGAGCGTTACATTGCCGAGCAGATCCACGGCCAGACTTCGCTTGATTTATCTTGATTTCGTCATGAAACACGAAGACCGCCATTGAGCGGGCTTCGTGTTTCTGGAAATTACCTGCTCAGCATTGAGCGGCAGTAGAGCTCTGCTGATCAGAGTCTTAATGGGTGAGCCATCTCCAGAAGTCGTTGTACTTGGCTAATGCTCCAGCCAGGGCCCCGCCAACTACGAAGATAGTGAACAGAGGATGGTCCTTGACTAGCTCGGTGATCACCACTGGGTGGACCCCGACCTTGTCCATCCATTTTGCATTGGTGATCAAGCTTTTTTCGTGGGTGCGTTCGAAGAAATTGGCGAACATGTCGAGCTTTCTGAGTGTGGAACGGTGCATCAGGATGTAATTACCCTGCTCAAATGCCTCGGCTTCCTGTGCGCCTGTCAATGCATCTTCGTCTGTTACCTTGTTCAGCTCTGCTAGAGCCATGATGCGTCCCTTGCGACCCTGGCTATCTTTGTGAGGAGCATAAGCCTTGCCATACAGCCTCACTAGCAGTCGTGCGAGGTCTATCTTCTTTTCATCTGGTAGCTCGAAGGGTTTTCCCCCAAGCACTCGATACCGATGCTCAAGGGCGTGAAACCCATAGACGTCGTCTCTCATGTTCCAATGCAGGAACTCATGATCTTGATATTTCTGAAGAAAGCTGAAGTATCCCTTGAGCAT